CCAACGCGCCTACGTGAGTGAGGTGTTTCTAACAATGGTGTATCGGAGTGACGACTCTGGATTTCCACAGCGTCAACTGGACCAATACGGTCATAAAAATCAAATTCAGACTTCTGGGACTCGACAGTCACTGTATCGCGGAGACGAGAACCCTTTTGCTGGAACTGGATTTCTATGTTACTTCTGTAAGTCTGCACTAGGGCAGTATCAATTGCATTAGACATAGTTTTTCAATTTGAGTTTAATATTTTCAGTTGGGTTCGGCTCGGTTATCCCGACGGGGTCGATCCTTGCGTTTGTGGTCGCATCACCAGAAGGCCTTTCGGTTATCCTCTATGTTTCTAGTTATATAAATATATGAATCCGTCAAGTTTATTCAGCAAAAGCCATGGAGTGTAGGTCTTCCCACCTACGTTTAGCCTCATCGTGACCAGTTTCTTTTCGATCAAACAATTGCTTCATAAAGCCGGGGTTGGTCTTAAGGTTTCCTATCTCGGCCATTGCATTACTGGACCCATTGAGTTCCATTGATGACCTCCCACCACGAACATCGTCCTCGACTATCATTGAACCAATTTTATGGAAAGCCTTAATTAATTCAGGGTCATTACCCATGGATGTCTTCTCGAGTTTCTCAATGAGAGCCTCAGATCCGAACTTCTTTAATGCACCACGGGCAACATCTATATTGAAGTTATAATCATTACCCCACTCTTCATTAAGCATTCGGGTCGCCTCCTCATTGGTTGTAGAGTTGGATTCAAAGTGTTCATTGACCTGTTTGGACAATCCATCCATGTAATGGGTTAATACGCCTTCCGCTTGTTTCTTTGAAAGGCCCAATTCGTAAAAGGCTTTTTTAGTATCGGAAATTGACTCTTCCGGTAGGTTGAAGTCCTCTGGTAACTCAACCTTGGGTGTTTCATATCCCTGATAAGTCTCTGGTCTGCCCAGCTTGTCGTAGTATCCGTTCCAATCGGACTCATTCCAGTCATCGCGGGGGACAGGGACACGCTCAGACCCCACCATCTTCTGGGCGTGGATGTATGACTTGGCCAATCCATCAACATCCTTGAATGTTGATAACGATGGATCACTCTTGATTTCATCAGACAAGGAATCCTTCCAAGAGGAAAGGGGATTATTTGATGGGGTATCAGTTATTAATGATTCTCCTGAACTGCTTTCGGGCGCTTCGGTTGTTTCGGTTTCACTCATCTTCTATATGTTTGTTTATCATGTTGGCAACTTCATCAGGGTTCTTGCTGATGAACTTTAAGATGGAAAGAACAACATGACGCTGTCCTTCCCTAAAGGCTGTCAGGGATGGGTCGCCCTGCGTGAAGCTCGAAGAGGTGATATTGAACTTCTTCATTAAGTGATTCAATACAACCTGCCCCTCGGCAGAATTAAACACCGAAGAGTAACTTTCGTGAACCCTCCCCCTGTCTTCTAGTATCTTTTTAAACATTCGGCATACCAAGACCACCCATCTGCTGAGCCTGTGCCAAATCCTTAACCGAACCAGATAACGCAGGAGCCTGCTCGGCCATTTGGGCCTGCTGTTCCTGTTGTTGTCTGCCTTCGCGTATTTGAGCCACCTCATCTGGGGATCTAATTATCTTTCTGGAGACATCCCTTATGTCTGCCATCAACTTTGCAAATTCATCTGTGTTAATCGAGTCCATTATATCAGGGGATATCTCCGCAAGGGGGATCAAGTCCTGAAGATACCTCTGCATGGATACTGCCTTGATCCCAGCCTGTGCCTGTGTGGCAGGGGAGGAATAAGTAATATCAAGAGTCATTCCAGATAAGGAATCAGGAGGTGGAGGAAGTAACCCCTGCTTCGTCAATAAGGAAAAGGTCCTGCGTATCATCGGGTTTAATAACTCCGACTCAATCCGCCCTATCATTGGCGCCATCATGCGTAACTTCTCTTCACGCCTATCCATTACCTCGGTAGCGGTCATCTCAACATTGTTCTTTTGTTGAAGAATCCAGTCTACAAAAAAGGACTTAATAATGTGATCACGCCTCTGATCCATTAGTTCCAAACCAATGTCAATGCGACCTCTGGACTCAAGTGGAACTATCGGGTCACTCCCCTGTTGATAAAATATTAATGAGGACGGAGCCGTCTTTAACGGCAACATAAAACCATCATCCGGCACCATGAGTGGAGGATCAACAACCTTCTGAGCGGCCTTTATGACTATCTTGCTCATTTGGTTAATCATCTTGATGTCAGGAAGACAGGTCATAGCGGGTGACCTACCATAAATTTCCCCAGCAAGTTTACTCCATCGGGGCGCATGATAAGGGAACTCTGTGTAGCCAGACTCCAAGAATATATGCTTATACTCCTCCGAAAACCAACATGACTTGAATGGCATGTTTAGCTTATCTGCTTTCTGGGGGTTCCTATCCGATCTGGGATAAACGGCATGGATTATTTCGTATTCCTTGTCTATATCGCCCTGCCTAGTTATCTTCTCGGGTATGGAATCAAACTTTTGAGCCAACTGCCTAAAGGTCATCGTTGATCTGCGAAAAACAGTATCAATAACACCATTGGCATTCTCCTGAATGAAACAATCAGACAAGGGGAATGATCTAAAGACCAAGTGTTGCCCCAGTTGATCGTAATCCTGAAATAAAATACACGTACCAAATGCACCCAAATCCAAATAGGCCTCATGCATGGCTGGGTTTATATTACTCTCAGCCTTCCCATATTCAAAGTATATGGAATCAGATACAGACTCGAGCCAAGTCAATACCTCGGCATCATCTGTCGCATCAAAGCCCTTAACATCAATATTGAACCACCGCTCGGTGGGAGATGTAAGGTGACCATGCAGTCCCGATGAGAATTGTTCCAATGCCCACGGAGCAGTACCATCATATATATTTTCAGTCCTGCGATCACCCCTTGTGCTATTGGCATTGAAGTCTGAGGTATTGGTTCTAACCAAATGCCTTATCTCTTGCCAATGGTGCTCCCATGAAGACCTATGGGTCTTCATCTTGGAAAATCTATCAACAAGAAAGTTAACCGGATTCTTAAAAGCTTCCATTAAGATAATAAGGTTTTAGTATAGTTCTTACCCTTACCAGCACTGGCATAGGATTTCGTTGTTCTACCCAAATACTTCCTGAAGTCAATCAAATCCCCCTCATCGCCATATCCTACACCAGTAGGAGACCCAGAAGAGCCACCAAAACCGCCACCTGTGTCATCGTCATCTGGGAGGATAGTAAGAGACCCATCTATTTCATAACCGGGAAGTTTATTTGTTTTTGGGGGACCTTTTCCCTTATTGCCATCAAGGTTTTCACCAAACTCATCTCCATTAGTAGTAGTGTCTTTACCTTTTCCATCTCCATCAGGATTCTTATTAAAGTCATCTCCGTCATTATTGTTATTGCCATCCTTATTGCCCTCACCTGTACCACCGAGATTAATATCTATCTTTTCCCCATCATCCCCATTATTGCCATCTTTTTTACCCTCACCTGTACCACCGAGATTAATATCTATCTTTTCCCCGTCATCTCCAGTATTGCCATCCTTATTACCCTCACCAGTACCACCAATAGTAACAGGATACTCACCATCCTTAGTGGGGGGGCCAGCAGTATCTCTAATTTCATTATCTATCTTGATAAGAAAATCAATACCATCAGGGTTGGGGTCAACCTTAGGTCTTGCTGTTGGTAATTCTGTTGTCTTGCGATCCTCCCTATCAGTGTCGAGAGGGCGATCAGCAGGGATAATCCCTGATAACAATGTCGCATTAGTCTCAACCTCAGGCTTCTTGGGACGCTTACCAGCACCTCCACCTTCATGAACCTTAGGAGCACGATCATCGGTCAATGGACCCCATTCTCCTGTAATAGGATCTTTTGTCATACTTCTGGAGTCATCACTAGGAACCTCAAGAGGGGTGGGAGGTGGCCAAGGATGCTTGGGTTCCACCACAGGGAAATTATGACTATCGTACATCTCCTGCTGTTCCTCCTTGGTGTAGGGGCGAGCAGGCGCCATTAGCGCTGGTGGTGGTCCACCACCAGTGAAATTCACCTCACCACCATATATCCTCTTGATATCATCAGCACTAAGATCAAGACCTGCTCCGTCACTCACCTTGGAAGCTATCTCATCCATGTCATCACGATGGTCACTTTGTATCTTATCTAATCGTGTTTCCTTAATCTGATCAACAAAAAATCCCTGCTGGCCTTGAAGCTTATCCCATTCGGGGCGGGTCTTTATATATTCGGCTATGTCCTCATCAGAAGGAATGTTACCCTGCTCCAATTCGCCTTCCATCCATCCCATTATTGCTTCTTTTTCCTCATACTGTCTGGCAATGCGCTCCCTAGTCTCCCTGACATTCTCAGCGTTCCTTAACTTATCGGCATCCATATCTATCTTATCAATTACCCTCAATTCGGCTTTGATTTTAGATATATTTGTGTCCGTTCCCTCATATCTCTTAATTAAGTCCTTTAAGTCCTTAATCTCTTTATCAGCAAAGTCTGGATCGTTCTTTATTCTCTCTAAATAATCACTGCGCTCACCCTCTTTGGCCGCTTTTCTCTCTTCATCCAATTTCAATTGTTTATCTATCTTGTCCTGTGCGTCCTTGATGTCCTTTGCGGCCTGAAGGCCAGCGTACTCTTCCTTAAATGCTTGTTTCTCTTCAATTCGCTCCCTCATTCCAGAGGAAGTATATTCAGCTTGGCCAAAGGGGCCAAGGTCCTCAGTAAAAGTAACATCACCAGTATAGGGATCGACCTCTACATCAATGGATGAAAGCCTGCCGGTCTTGCCATCAAAAGCATCCTGTGCCGATATTGCTTTCCCATCAGCATCATACATACCATACTCCCATGAGTCACTCTTATTATAAGCGTACACAGGTTGTCTACCATATATGGTGGTCTCCCATCCTACAATCTTACGATCTGGGCCCCCTAATCCACCCGCAGACGTGTGGTGAAGCAAATGCCCCATATCCAAGTAATTAGCAAGCAAAATTTGTTTGCCTGCCTTCTCGGCCCCAATCAATGGAGTTAAGCCACCACCACCAGTACCAAACCCCCCAGTTGGTCCCTCAACATTCTGCCTAAAACCACCAGTCCTTAAATTATTAGGGTCAGCAAGGTTGGTCCCTGACCGAGACGACACCAATAATTGACTATCCTTAATCCTGTCAGTAAACTCCTGAACACCCTTGTCATCCATACGAATCAATGGATGTTTTGATGCCAGAGAGGAACCTCCCTTGGGAGCATCATCCATCATTGCCTGCCAATTAATTTTGGCACCAGCAGTCGAATCATCTCCACCAATCGCATCACCAATCGCATCCCATGTATTGGCATCCATCCAGAACCATTCACCACCATGATTGAATGCCACCCCAGTATCCAAGCCATAAGCACTACGCATACCCGAAGTAGTCTTTAACGACATCTTGTCCGCTGATTCATGGAAACCAAGACTCCTGGGCTTTATTGATTGATCAACAAAAGGCTTGGCATCAGAACGCAGTGGAGGGAAAGTATGCTCGTCCGCCCATTTCTCCCTCTTGGCTTTAACTTCTTGTTTATACTTTGCCCTAGCAGCATCACGCTGATCAGCAGCGCGGTATAACGCCCGAATCTGTGCGAGAGACATACCCTCGGTGGACCCTGATAGCATTTGTCCGTTTTTTCTATCCCAAGAATCCATCTCATAACCCCTGGGTCCAGAAACGCGATCCGGTTCAAATATGCTCGTCAAAAGTAACGCCGAAACACCAAGGAAATCCATGGTATCAGGAGTTGAGACTCCGCGCTCATCATATATCTGTTCATACTCATCCTCACTCAAGTAATACCTACTACTATTAAAATAACCGGTTATCTCTTCATCTATAGCCATCAGTATCCTCCCAGCTTGGTTGTGTTGCCATCATTACTTGTTAGTAACCCCTGAGACGAGGAAGATCCACCAGAACGCTTTCTCTTCTTTACAGTCTTTCGGTCTGTCCTTTGGGCCGGCATTGCACCTTCACGTATAGACATTGGTGCAGGCTTGGATAACTCCGCAGACAATCTATTTAATGCGTCCTGATTTGCACGCTGAGCATTCTTCATGTCCTTCCTCATACTCAATCCCTGATAGATACCAACTCCAGTAGTGGTGACATTAAGAAGGGTCTTTCGATTCTTATTAGCCCAGTCCCATGCACCGCCAAGGAAATCAGTAACGCGACTCATTGTTTATTCCTCTTCTTAAATTTATCAACCAAGGCCCAAACAGATAAACCTGCCGCACAGCATGTTCCTATTAGACCAATTAGATTATCAAAGTGCTCGAGCCACGCAATTAGACCAGCAGAATATCCGCCGACCTGACCTAATATCGAAAGGTTCTTATCATTCATCGCTTAACTTTTCCGAAGAAACATCCGGCTATTGCTGAAAGTATGTGTGAGTCCGAGGGAAGGAATGTAATTCCTTTCATCTCTTCAAACCTGATCTTCTCAACATCACTTGTAAAGAACAAAAAGCCGCTGCTCTCCTGTGGATATGCATAGAATATAGGAATATCAGGGAAGAACAATGGAGCCACTATTCGTACTCCTATGATACAACCAAAGGCTATCAACGCCAATAGACTCATTGTCCATCCGAACAATGCCTTGTCCACCATGCCGCGTATACTATTCTGCGCCTTAAGCTCCAT